AGCAGGCACAGATAATACTTATCTTTATATGGCCATAGTCTTATCAGAGGGAGAAATAAACTCTATAGAAGAAATAAGAGTTGATGACAAAGTTGTTACATTTGCATCTGCATTATCAGATGGAACAGAAGTAGAAGTAGGAAGTGGAGATAGTAATTTTTATAAAGATTCAGAAAGTTTAATTAGAATACAACCTTTTTTTGGAACAGATGGTCAATCAGCATCTAGTTTATTATCTACATTATCATCATGGGGAAGTAATCATAAATTATCTGGTTTATGTTATCTTGCAGTTCGTTTTAAATGGAATCAAGACGCATTTACAGGAATACCAAAAGTACAAGCTAAAATAAAAGGTAAAAAAGTTGTATTTTATAACTCAAGTCTTCAAGCACAAACAGCGGCTTTTAAAACAAATCCAGCATGGTGTTTATTAGATTACTTAACAAACGAAAGATATGGAAAAGGTATTGCTATAAGTGAAATAGATTTACAATCTTTTTATGATGCTTCTGTTGTAGCTGAAACACAAGTAACACCATACTCAGGTGCAAGTGATATTAATATTTTTGACACCAATGTTGCATTAGATACATCACAAAAAATTATAGATAATGTTAGAGAAATATTAAAAGGTTGCAGAGGTTATCTACCATATACTGAGGGTAAGTATAATTTAATTATTGAAACAACAGGAACTGCATCTATTACACTAACAGAAGATGATATTATAGGTGGATATAATTTATCTATTCCAACAAAGAATGAAAGATACAATAGAGTTATAGTTGGTTTTGTAAATCCTGATAGAAACTTTCAAGTTGATGAAGTTCAATTCCCACCTATTGATGATAGTGGATTACCAAGTGCAGATCAACACTCAACTATGAAAACTGCTGATGGTGGTTTTTTATTAGAGGGTAGATTTACATTTAAGACAATTACATCTCCATATCAAGCAGAGGAGATGGCTGAGATTATTTTAAGAAGAAGTAGAGAAGCATTAACATTAGGAATTACAGTTAGCTTTGATGCTTATGATTTAGCAATAGGAGATATAGTAAATATCACACATAGTTCATTAGGTTTTTCTGCAAAAGGATTTAGAGTTGTAGGAATTACATTTAACGAAGATTTTACAATAGGTTTAGCATTAGTTGAGTATCAAGCCTCACATTATACTTGGGCTACCAAATCACAAGTTGCTAGTACACCATCAACTAATCTACCTAATCCATTTGCTATCCAACCACCAGCAAGTGTAACATTAACAGATACTTTAATTGAATATAATGATGGAACTGTAATTGTAGCTTTAGATGTAAGCATAGGTGCTTCTCCAGATAGTTTTATAGATTTTTACCAAGTAGAATACAAATTAAGCACAGATTCTAATTTTATTATTTATGCTCAAGGGTCAGGATTAAACCATAGAGTTCTTAATGTAATTGACCAACAAACTTATGATGTCAGAGTAAAAGCTGTAAATACATTAGGTGTATCTTCAACATATGTATCTGCACAAAGAACAATTGTTGGTGCAATTGAACCACCATCTGATGTAACTGATTTTTCATGTAATATTTTAGGACAAGAAGCTCATCTAGGTTGGGAACAAATACCAGATTTAGATTTAGCATATTATAATCTTAGATTCTCTGAAGCTACAGATGGAACTGCTGATTGGCAGAACTCTGTTGCATTAGTTGAAAAAGTATCAAGACCAGCAACATCAATTTCAGTACCAGCAAGAGCTGGAACTTATCTTATTAAAGCAGTAGATAAACTTGGAAACTTTAGTTCAAATGCTACAGCAGTAATATCAAATGTTACGAGTGTTACAAATTTTAATAATATAACAACACAATCAGAACACCCAACATTTGGTGGAACAAATACAAACACAGTAATAAGTGATAGTGCTATTGAGTTAGATTCTTCAGAATTATTTGATGCGGCTAGTGGAAACTTTGATGATGAAACTACTAGATTTTTTGATTCTGGTGTTGCTAATGCTGACTTCTTATCATCAGGTAATTATGAATTTGCAGATGTTATTGATATAGGTGCTAAACATACTGCTAGAATTACAGCTTCATTAACTCAAACTTCAGATAACCCAGATGACTTATTTGATAATCGTTCTGGGCTTTTTGATTCTGCTTCTTCTAACTTTGATGGAGACGTAGCCGCAAACTGTAATGCTCATATTGAAATAGCAACTTCTGATGATAATGTAACATACACAGCTTTTAGAACATTTGTTATTGGAGAATATACTGCTAGATATTTTAAATTCAGAGTAGTTTTAATTTCAAGGGATAATGCTTCTACTCCTGTAGTTTCTGAAGTTACAGTAACAGTTGATATGCAAGATAGAATATTTAGTGAAAATGATGTAGTATCTGGTGCTGGAACTAAAACTGTAACATTTACAAATCCATTTAAAACTGTTAATTATGCTGTGGGTATCACAGGAGAAAATATGGCTACAGGAGATTTCTTTGTAGTAGAAAATAAAACTATTAATGGATTTGATGTAACATTTAAAAATAGTTCTAATTCAGCAGTATCAAGAACATTTGATTTTATTGCAAAAGGATTTTAAAAGGAGTATAAGAAATTATGGCACAACATGACATGAATATTGCTAACCAATCTTTTCCTAGCTTTAGGACAGATTTAAACAATGCACTTACAGCAATTAATACCATGCACTCTGGTACATCAAGACCAAGTGGTGCGGCGGCTGGAACGATGTGGCTAGACACAACATCAGCTTCTTCTCCAACGATAAAATTTTTTGATGGAACAGATGATATAAGTTTTGCAACAATAGATTATTCAGCAAACACAGTTAATTTTTTAGATTCAACTGTAGTTGCAGATTTAATAGGAGATACAACACCACAACTAGGTGGAAATTTAGATGTAAATGGAAACGATATAGTTTCAACATCAAATGCAAATATTGATATTGTTCCGAATGGAACAGGAGATATAACACTTCAAGCAGACACAGTTCAAATTGGAGATAACAACGCAAACACAACTCTAACTACGAATGGCACAGGAGATTTAATTTTAAATACAAATGCTGGAACAAATGCTGGAAACATCACTCTTGAAGATGGTGCTAATGGTCATATTCAAGTAACGACAAATGGAACAGGATATATTAAATTTAATGATTTAGCTTATATTCCACAACAAGCATTAACTTCATCATCAAACGCTGTTGCATGGGACGTTCAAGCAAAACCAAACGCATATCATTTAACAACAGAGAATACTACTTTCTCTGCACCAACTAACTCTGTAGAGGGTTCATTCATTTGTTTAGAAATCAATTACAATGGTTCACACACAATCGCATTTAATACAGTATTTGAGTTTGCGGCTTCAACAGCACCAACATTTACTTCAACAGATGGTAAAACTGATATATTAGTATTTAGATACAATGGTGCAGTATGGCAAGAAGTAGGCAGAACATTAAACCTAAGTGAGAGTTAAAATATGTACGCAATAGTAGAAGATAACAATATTACACAATACATTAATAATCCTAAATCAGTAGTGATAGGAGATGTAAGATACCCAGCAAAAATTTTTGAGTTATGGTCACAATCAGAAAAAGAAGCAATAGGTATTTATGAAATAATAGTTGATAAAACAAACTATAAAGACCCAGCATATTATAATAATGCAAATTCAACTTACACATTTGCAGATGGTCAAGTTACAGAATCTTGGGGAACTGCTACACCTAAAAGATTAAATGATGAAAACGCAGTAGATGAAGATGGCGAACCTGTTTTAGATAATGATGGAGTTCAATTAATTAATTATGGTTTAAAAACTGAAAAGAAAAGAATTGTAAAACAACAAGCATCAGGATTATTAGCACCAACTGATTGGTATGTAGTAAAAGCAACAGAGGTAGCTGATTATGATATACCTAATAACATATTATCTTTTAGAGCAGATGTAAGAGCAAAATCAAATGAAATGGAAACTCAAATAGATGCTTGTACTACTGTTGATGAACTAAAAACACTTTATGAATATGTAAATACAGGAACAGAAGAAAACCCTGTAATTGAAAGACCACTAGCAGAATTTCCAACATTGGAGAACTAATGCCACTTATACTTGGAACTAACTCCATAAAAGACACAGGATATAATGTAGCTAACTCATTAAGGTTTGATATAGGAAGCACAGATAATTTAACTAAAACTTTTAGTACACCCACTAATGTC